GGCCTGACGGCCGAACGCGCGGCGCAGATCAGGCGCGAAGTGCTGGGGCTTCGGATATGAGCGCGGGTCGCTACCCTTCATGGCTTCCGCGCGCAGCATGGCGTGACCTATCCACTGCCGAGGCTTTGGACTTTGGCCTGGAGCAGGTCAGCCGATGGACGTGGCAGATGTTCGAAATTGAATGGTTCGGCGTGGGCCTGTCCCTGTGGGCGCGGGCGAGGGTCAAGACATGATCCCGCCGAAGAAGGGCAAATCTCAATTCCTCATGGCCGGTGCGGCGATGCTCGGCGCGTTGTCCGGTGCGGCCCAACCCATGCCGTTCCAGCCCGCGCCGATCGAGCCGGTGCTGTCGCGCGACGTAGCCAAGCTGCCACCTGAACTGCCGCGTGGCTTCGAGCTTCCCGCCGATCATGACCCGTTGGCCGATGGCATCCTCATGCTCCACCAAAAGGAGTGGCTTGAGGATCAATCGGACCTCAAGCTTGGGGAGAAAGGGCGCCGCACCGGCATTACCTATGCCGAGGCCCTGGACGACACGATCATCGCATCGTCGGCCCGCTCGGCCGGTGGCGATAACGTCTTCTACATCGGCGACACGAAGGACAAGGGCCGCGAGTTCATCGGCTATGTCGCCCATTTTGCGAAGATCGTCGCGAAAGAGCTGGTCGACGTTGAGGAGTTCCTATTCGAGGATCAGCTCGAAGACGGAACGTCGAAGTTCATCAGCGCTTACCGGGTGCGGTTCGCATCGGGATTCCGCGTCGAGGCACTGTCGTCCAGGCCGGAAAATATTCGTGGACTTCAGGGCGTCGTCGTCATCGACGAAGCGGCGTTCCACAAGGACGTGCGCGCCGTGCTGGACGCGGTCAACGCGCTGCTGATCTGGGGCGGCAAGATACGGGTGATTAGCACGCATAACGGCGTGCTGAACCCGTTCAACGAGCTGATCACCGAAGCGAAGGCAGGCAAGGTCAATTACAGCCTGCATTTCATCCCCTTTTCAAAGGCGGTTGAGAACGGCCTTTTCAAACGCGTCTGTCTGACGCGAGGGAAACCCTGGAGCCAGGAAGCCCAGGACAAGTGGGAAGCGACCATTCGGGGCGCTTATGGCGTTCGCACGGCGCAGATGGCGCAGGAGCTGGACGCCATCCCCTCCGACGCGGCCGGGTCGGCGCTGACGCGGGTGATGATCGAAAATAATAGCGATCGCACCATTCCCGTCGTGCGCTGGGCTCTGGAAGACGCGTTCAAGAGCGCCCCAGCCAAAGAGCGCAAGCGGATCATGGAGACCTGGCTTCGCGAGAAGCTGCGCCCACATCTCGATAGGCTCGATCCCGATCGCCGCCATGACTTTGGCCAGGATTTTGCGCGCAGCGGCGACGGGTCGGTCATCATCGTCAACGAACTCGGGCAGGACCTGGTCCGTCGCGGCAAGCTGGTGATTGAGTTGCGCAACGTCCCTTATGAAACGCAGCGCGACGTCGTTTTCTATCTGGGCGACGCGCTGCCGCGCTTTGGTCACGCCGCCTTCGACGCCACCGGCAACGGTGCCTATCTTGCCGAAGTGGCGCGCCAGCGCTGGGGTGAGCGAGTCAGCGAAGTAAAGCTGAACGCGGGATGGTACGCCGCGAATTCGCCTGCCTATGTCGAGGCGTTCGCGGACGGGAATATCGTCGTCGCCGGTGACGATGACATCATCCGCGATCATCAGGCGCTGCAATATGTGGATGGCATCATCCGCGTGCCTGAGAATTTCCGGTACAAGGGCGGCGACGGGTTCGACCGGCATGGCGACGCGGGCATTGCCGGCGTCCTCGCCTGGTACGCCTCGCGCCAGGGCGCGGCCGAATATGGCTATCAGGCAGTCGGGGGCGCGACGCGTCAGTTGGACGGCGCCGACGATGACGACTGGAGCGACGGCGACGATGAAAGCGCCTCCCGCGACTGGTGGCGCCCGCCGCTTGGAACGCAATTCCGGGGGGTGACATGATCGGGGCGATCAGGGGCCGCAGGAGCGCCGTGGAGCCCTCTCAGGCGCATCGGGCCGTCCCAAACCCTCATACGGCCCTCAGCGGCCTCTTAGACCCTCTTAAATCGCTCTTGTTTGGAAAGGGGCCGCGTCCATGACGGTGCTGGTCGATCATCGCGGGCAACCGCTGCGGAAAGAAGTCCTTACGCGTGAGGTGGCAGCGCCGACGCTGGCCGGCGTCCGGTCGCCCATGACGGGCTATCCGGCCGATGGTCTCAACCCGCGCAAGCTGGCGCTGATCATGCGCGCGGCTGACATGGGCGATCCGCTCGCCTATGCCGAACTGGCCGAACAGATCGAGGAGCGCGACCCGCATTATGTCGGCGTGCTTGGTACTCGCAAGCGGTCGGTGAGCCAAGTCGATGTCACGGTCGACGCGGCAAGCGACAGTGGCCGGGACGTTGAGATCGCGGACATGGTGCGCCGCTGGATCGACCGGGACGAACTTGCCGATGAGACGTTCGATATCCTCGACGCCACCGGCAAGGGCTACAGCTTCACCGAAATCATTTGGGACAGCAGCGAAGGGCAATGGATGCCCCAGCGTCTGGAATGGCGCGATCCCCGCTGGTTCACCTTTGATCCGCGTGACGGCCGTACGCCGATGCTGCGCGGGGGCGAAGAAGGGAACGGCGCCGACACGCCCTTGGAGCCGTTCAAATTCATCGACCATCGGGTGAAGGCCAAGTCCGGCCTTCCGGTACGATCGGGCATTGTCCGCATCGTCGCCTGGAACTGGATGTTCAAGGCGTTCACCCAGCGCGACTGGGCGATTTTTACGCAGACATACGGCCAGCCGGTGCGCATCGGCAAGTTCGGGTCCGGGGCGAGCAAGGAGGACAAAGGGACCCTCTATCGCGCCGTGGCCAATATCGCTGGCGACATGGCCGCGATCATTCCCGATGGCATGGCGATCGAATTTATCGAGTCCAAGAATGTCGGTTCCGGCTCCGATCTTTACGAGAGGCGCGCCGACTGGCTGGATCGCCAGACGTCCAAGGCAGTGCTGGGGCAGACCACAACGACCGATGCGGTATCGGGCGGCCATGCCGTGGCGAAGGAACATCGACTTGTTCAGGAGGATATCGAGACCGCCGATTGCAAGGGCCTCTCCGCCACCCTGAACCGCGATCTCGTCCGGACCTGGGTAGATCTCGAATATGGGCCGCAGAAGGCCTATCCACGCATCCGCATTGCCCGGCCGAAGGCGGAGGATGTCACGGGCCTGGTCGACGCGCTCGGCAAGCTGGTGCCGATGGGCATGCGCGTGCAGGCCAGCGAAGTCCGCGACAAGCTCGGCTTCTCCGATCCCGACGCGAAAGCGGAAGTGCTGCACGCGCCGATCGCGCAGGCCGCGATCAGCCAGCCCAGCCCGCGCTTGCTCCAGGCGCTTCAGGCCGCTCAGGGAAAGCCCGCCACCTTCCCGGCCGATACGATCGGCGATCGGCTGGCCGATGAAACCGGGCCTGACATGGCCGACTGGCTTGAGCAGGTCGAGGCGATGATGGCGGCAGCCAATGACCTTGGCGAATTTGCTGAGATGCTGCGCAGCGCCTTCCCGCAGTTGGACGCCGGGCGGTTGGCGGCAAAGATCGGCGCGGGGCTGACCGCTGCCCAGGCGGCCGGGCGCTATGATGTTGAGGAAAGCGGCGCCGATGCCTGAGCAGCCGAGTGCCGCTTCAGGCGTCCTGCGCCGTCCTTTCACAGAGCAGGTCGCGTTCTTCCGGGGGAAGCTCGGCAATCTCGTGCCAACCGAGCACTGGGACGATCTGGAGCGCGACCAGCACGATACAGGCTTCATGGTGGCGGGCGCGGCCAAGGCGGACCTGCTCAGCGACCTGGCTGCTGCCGTCGATCGGTCGATCACCGAGGGCAAGAGCCTGGAAGCGTTTCGTAAAGACTTCCGCTCCATCGTCGCCCGGAACGGCTGGCACGGTTGGACTGGTGAAGACAGCAAGGGCGGCCGGGCATGGAGGACACGAACCATCTACCGGACCAACGCATCGACCAGTTACTCAGCCGGGCGCTTTGCCCAGCTGCTGGAGGGCAATTTCGCTCTTTGGGTCTACAAGCACGGCGCTTCGAAAGACCCGCGTCCTGAGCATCTGGATTTTGATGGCCTTTGCCTGCCGCCTGACCACCCGTTCTGGATGATCTTCTATCCGCCGTCCGATTGGGGCTGCAGCTGCTATGTCCTGGGCGCGCGGAGCGAGCGGGGGGCGCGGCGCCTGGGCGGCGATCCCGACAAGAAGCTGCCCGAAGGCTGGGACCGCATCAATCCGCGGACTGGCGTTCCGTTCGGCGCGGGCCGCAACTGGGACTATGCGCCAGGCGCGAGCGTATCGCCTGTCGTCCAGGCGGCGGCCGAGAAGATCAGGCATTGGGACTATCGGATCGGCAAGGGCTTCATGGAGGCCGTTCCGGAAGCGGCGCGGGATGCGCTGGCCAGCAGCTATCGCGCCTTGCCTTCGGTTGCCGATGATGCGCGCCGCTACGCCAGGCGCGTCTGGGGAGAGAGTGAAGGGACGATCGAACCGATGCGGACGCTGGGCCTGCTTGGACCGCGCCGGGCCAGGGCGATCGGGGACGCCGCGCCGGATGACCAGCCGCCGCTGGACCTGTTCGATTTCTCCATGGCGGGGCATGATCTCGACCATATCAGGGCCGCGCATGGCACCGATCAGACCGAAGCTCCGCGCGGCCAGCGGGCGGTGACGCCGGATGATTTCGCTTTGCTGCCCGAAATCATCGAGCATCCGGACGCGATCGAACCGGCAGGCACGGCCAATAGCGGGGAACCGCTGGTCAACTATGTGAAGCTTATCGGCGGGGAAACCTATGTCGCCACCTTCGCGATTCGTCGTCGGCGCCGGACCATCGCGCTGGTGACCATGTTCGTGCGGAAAGGGAAAAGTGGAAGCGCGTCCCCGGCCTAACGGCAGACCGTCCCGCGCATGAACGCGGAAGACCGATGCCCGTGCTTCCATGGAGGGTTATAGCGATGATGAAGGTCGAGTTCAAATATCAGGCTGTGGCGGGCGCGTTGCGCGAAACGTCCGAGCGCCTGGGCGACATGGCGCCGCTTTACCAGGAAATCGGCGATTATCTGGTTGGTTCCACGAAGGAGCGTTTCAAGAAGGGCGTCGCGCCCGACGGCACGCCCTGGGCGCCCAAGAGCCCGGTCACGCTCGCCAACTATCTTGCGCGTGGCGATGGTGCCCGACCCGACCCGCTGATCGGTCCCTCACGCCGCCTGTCCAACGAGATCGCGTCGATTGCGTCGCCGGACGGCGTCGAGGTCGGTTCCTCGCTCGAATATTCCGGCGTCATGCAGGGCGGCGCGCGCAAGGGGGCGTTCGGCAATGACAGTCGCGGCCACCCGCTTCCCTGGGGCGATATTCCGGCCCGCGTCTGGCTGGGCCTGTCGGAGGTTGATGAGACCAATATCATCGACATAGCCGACGAATATCTGGAAGCGGCATTCGAAGAGCGCGGATTTAACGCCCCGCAATAATCCGCAGCGTTTGATTTCGGGCGCGGCTGGTGGCAAGTTGCAGCGGCGCCAATCGCGCCGAACCCCCCCTGAAATACTGACTATTGCCCGCCTTGGCGGGCATGTTTTGCCGTGCGATCAGCGGGCAGAACAACGGCATGCCGAAGCCGTCGACCACCATTGCCCTCTGCTCCGCGCTCGCCATTCCGGCATGCGACGATCCGCCCGAGTGGCTGCACCTTCTTCCGGCTGGTGAAATCTTCACCAATGACGGGCGCGGCCCTTATCGGGTCGGTGATGTCGCGGCGCTGATGGCCAACTCGCTGGCCGCAGGCGAAAAGCTTGTCCTGGACGAAAACCATTCGACTGATCTGGCGGGGCCGCGTGGCGAAGAAGCACCCGCGCGTGGCTGGATCGTCGAGCTTCAGCAGCGGAGCGACGGCGTCTGGGGCCAGACCAACTGGACGGACGTCGCTGTCAGCAGGCGCATCTGGAAAGAATATCGCGGCGTCTCGCCCGTCATCCTGCACCGCCAGGACGGCACGATCGACGCCGTGCTGCGCGCCAGTCTTACCAACAAACCCAATTTTCGGGGCCTGACGGCTCTTCATTCGGAGGAAAGCATGGATTTTCGTGCATGGCTGATCGAGGCGCTGGGCCTCGACAGCACGGCCGACGACGCCGCCATCCAGGCGGCGCTGAAGGCAAAACTGGAAGCGAAGGGCGGCGACAGCGAAATCGCTCTCCAGTCCGCGCTGGCGCCGATCGCGTCAGTGCTCGGCCTCGCCGCCAGTGCCGATGCGGCCGCCGTACTGGCGGGCGTTCAGCAGCTGCGGGCGGGCGACGGGTCTGACGCCCGTATCACCGCTCTCCAATCGGAACTGACCAACGTCACCAATCAGCTCAACACGCTGCAGAGCGACGGCAAGAAGAAGGCGGCGGAGAACTTCGTGGACGGCGCAATCGCGGCGGGCCGCGTCGGCATCAAGCCGCTGCGCGACGATTACATCGCGCTGCACATGGAAAATCCCAGCCGGACGGAAAAGCAGATTAATGCAATGCCGATCCTGAAGGGTGGCGTGACGCTGACAACCACCCCCGGAGCCGATCTCAAGCCAGGCGAGCTGGGCGCCGCTGACAACAATGTCATCGCCCTCATGGGTCTCGATCCCGAGGAATACAAGAAATCGCTCGCTGCGGCGGGCCAGCAGGAGGCACGCTAATGGTCGCATTGGCCGCTGATCGTAACACGCCCCTACAGACGGGCGGAATTGAGGAGCATCCGGTCAAGGGTGCCGCCAAACTATTCGCTGGCGGGCTCGTCTGTCTCGACGCCACCGGGCTTGCCATTCCCGGCGCCACCGCTGTCGGCCTGGTCGCTCGCGGCCGTGCGGAAGAGCATGTCGACAACAGCGACGGTGCGGACAGCGCCGTAAGGGTCCGCGTCCGCCAGGGCCGGTTCCGCTGGGCCAACAGCGCGGCGGCCGACGCCATCACCCGCGCA